CCGGCTCACCCACATCATGCCCAGAACACACAACAACCTCTTCGAGCAGATCACCAGCTTCGACAACCTGTGGGCGGCATATCTCGACGCCCGCCGCAGCAAGCGCTACCGGCCCGAGGTGGCCCAGTTCGCCGCCAACCTGGAAGAAAACCTGCTCAGCCTGCACAACCACCTCACCTGGGGCAGCTGGCAGCCTGGCCGCGCGCGNGAGTTCCGCGTGTTCGAGCCCAAGCAGCGCGACATCCAAGCGCCGCCGTTCGCTGATCGCATCGTCCACCACGCCCTGGTGCGCGTGGTCGAGCCGCTCTTCGAACGCCGGTTCATCCATCACAGCTACGCCTGCCGCGTGGGCAAGGGCGCGCAGCGTGCCGTTCATGCCGTGCAAGCCATGATCCGCGCCGAACAACGCCGCAGCGCAAAGCCCTGGATCATCAAGGCGGACATCAAGAGCTACTTCGCCAGCATCCGGCACGACGTGCTGTTCGACGCCGTTGCGCGCGTCATCAGCTGCCGCCCCACGATCGCCCTGTGGCGCCGCATCGCCCGCGCCTATGGTCACGAGGCCGGCATCGGCCTGCCCGTGGGCGCGCTCACCAGCCAGCTCGCAGCCAACGTCGTGCTCGACCAGCTCGACCACGCCATCACCGACCACGCCGGCGTGGGGCGTTACGTGCGCTACATGGATGACACCGTGATCGTGTTGCCCAGCAAGTCCGCCGCGCAGGCCGTGCTGGCCACGCTTGAAGACGAAGTCACCCGCCTGGGGCTGCGCCTCAACCCCAAGACCCGCATCTTCCCCGCGCAGCAGGGCGTCGACTTCTGCGGCTACCGCGCCTGGGCCACCCACATCCTGCCGCGTAAAACCAACACCCGCCGCGCGCGCCGCGACTTCCGCCGCCTGCAGGCCGCCTATGCCGCTGGCGAGGTGACGCTGCACCAGGTGCGCGACCGCCTCATGAGCTACCTGGCCTACGCCAAGCACTGCAACGCCCACGCGCTCACCGCCGGGCTGCTCAACGACCTTGTCCTCACCCCCCGCAACACCCCCTACGGAGCCTGACCATGACCCCCATCATCACCGACCGCACCCTCACCGCCGGCGCCCACACCGAGACCCTGCCCAGCCTGCCCTACGACACCACCGTCGACGTTTGGGCCGTGCCGGCCGACTACCGCGAATCCGGAATCTTCGCCGCCGTTCAGCTGCAAGGCCTGCCGCGCGAAATCCCGGCCTGCGACCTCGCCGCCGCCCAGCTGCTCGCCACGCTGCCGCTACCCGCAGACCCGGCCGCCCAGGTCGCCCGCGCCCGATCCGAGCGCCTCGCAGGCATCAACGCCGACGCCGACGCGCTTGTCGGCACCCTGGCCACCGACTACCCCGAGCGCGAAATCCAGTCCTGGCCGCAGCAAGTCAAGGAAGCCGAGGCGCTCGCCACCAACCCCGAAGCCGACGCCCCGCTGCTCAGTGCGCTGGCCGCGGCACGCGGTGTCGACCGCGCCGACCTGGGTGCTCGGGTTCTCGCCAAGGCATCGGCTTACGCTGCCGCGTCGGGCGCCATCATCGGCGCCCGCCAGCGCCTGGAAGACCTGCTGCTCGCCGCCGAGACCCCGGACGATCTGGCGGCCGTGCCGTCGCTGCGCGAGGCCGTCCAAGCGTAGTAGCGGCAGCCCTCACAGCGGCGCGCGCGAGCCAAGCCCGCGCGCGCGCGGCAGACTGGCGGCGTATCCAGACACCCGGAGCCGCCAGTCATGTCCGATTACCACCACGGCGTACGCGTCATCGAGATCAACGAGGGACGCCGCCCGATCCGCACTATTGCCACCGCCATCATCGGCATCGTGTGCACCGCCGCCGACGCCGACGCGGCCACTTTTCCGCTCGACACCCCGGTCCTGATCACCAACGTGCTCGCCGCCATCGGCCAGGCCGGCACCACCGGCACGCTGGCCAAAACCCTGGACGCCATTTCCGACCAGGGTGCGCCCATCATCGTCGCCGTGCCGCGTCGGAAGAAGGCGTCGGATGAGGCCGCCACCACCAGCAACGTCATCGGCACCGTCACCGCCGGCGGTCAGTACACCGGCATGCAGGCGCTGCTCGCCGCGGAATCCACCGTCGGCGTGCGCCCGCGCATCCTCGCCTGCCCGGGGCTGGACACGCAGGCTGTCGCCACCGCGCTGGCCACCATCGCGCAGAAGCTGCGCGCCTTCGCCTACGTTTCCGCCCACGGCTGCAACACCGTGAGCGAATCCATCGCCTACCGCGACAACTTCAGCCAGCGCGAGCTGATGCTGATCCACGGCGACTTCCTGGAATGGGACGTGGTCGCCTCGGCCTCTGCCGCCGCCTGGGCCACCGCCCGCGCGGTGGGCCTGCGCGCCAAGATCGACAACGACATCGGCTGGCACAAGACGCTCTCCAACGTGGGCGTGAACGGCGTGACGGGCATCGAGAAGCCCATCTTCTTCGACCTGCAAAACCCGGCCACCGACGCCGGCCTGCTCAACGCCGCGGACGTGACCTGCCTGATCCGCCGCGACGGCTTCCGCTTCTGGGGCAGCCGCACCACCAGCGACGACCCGCTGTTCGCCTTCGAGAACTACACCCGCACCGCGCAAGTGCTGGCCGACACCATTGCCGAGGCGCACATGTGGGCTGTGGACAAGCCCATGCACCCCAGCCTGGTGCGCGACATCATCGAGGGCATCAACGCCAAGTTCCGCGAGCTCAAGGGNCGCGGCTACATCATCGACGCGCAGGCCTGGTACAACGCCGAGGTCAANGACGAGGTNACGCTCAAGAGCGGCAAGCTCTTCATCGACTACGACTACACGCCGGTGCCGCCGCTCGANAACCTCGTCTTCCAGCAGCGCATCACCGACCGCTACCTGGTCGATTTCGCCGACCGCATCAACGCCTGAACCCCGCGCGGGCCGCCGCCGCGCGGCCCTGCGCGCCCTGAGAGGACGCAGACATGGCACTCCCCCGCAAGCTGAAAAACTTCAACCTGTTCGCCGACGGCGAATCCTATGCCGGCGTGGCCACCGAGGTCGGTACTGCCCAAGCTCAACCCGCAAGATGGAAGAGCTGCGCGCCGGCGGAATGAACGGCCCGGTGGACGCCGACCTCGGCCTGGAGAAGCTGGAACTGGAATGGACCTGCGGCGGCTACGTGCGCCAGGTCTATGAGCAGTTCGGCATCGGCCGCGCCGACGGCGTGCTGCTGCGCTTTGCCGGCGCCTACCAGCGCGACGACACCGGCGAGGTCACCGCCATCGAAGTCACCGTGCGCGGCCGCCACAGCGAAATCGACCCCGGCACCGCCAAGGCCGGCGACGACAGCCCGCTGAAGGTCAAGAGCACGCTCAGCTACTACAAGCTCACAGAGAACGGCCAGACCGTGATCGAGATCGATTTGCTGAACATGGTCGAGATCGTGGGCCTCGAGGACCGCATGGCCGAGCAGCGCCGGGCGATCGGGCTGTAACGCACAGATACCCCCCAGAGAAAGGCCCGCCGCGATCCGGCCGCAGCGTGAGGAAGCGCAACCGGGCGCCGCCGGGAAGAGTTCGGCGCCCGCCTGAGATACCCCCGAGGAGAATCCCCATGAACGAACCGATTACCGAAACCGTACCCCTGGACACCCCCATCAAGCGCGGCGAGCAGACCATCACCGAGATCACCCTGCGCAAACCCGACTCCGGCGGACTGCGCGGCGTGAGCCTCACCGCCCTGCTGCAAATGGACGTGGACGCGCTCACCGCCGTGGTGCCGCGCATCAGCACCCCCACGCTCACCGCCCCCGAGGTGCGCGCCATGGACCCGGCAGACCTGGTGCAGATCGGCGGCGCGGTGGCCGGTTTTTTGCTGCCGAAGCGGCTGCTGGAGCCATCCCCCGCCGCGTAGAAGACGCCATGGCCGACCTGGCGCTGGTGTTCCACTGGACCCCGGCAGACATGGACGGCATGGCGCTGGCCGAACTCATGGAATGGCGCGAAAGGGCGCGCATCCGCAACAGCCCGGACGAACGATGACCCCCGAAACCTTCAGCAGCACCAAGCTCATCCCGCCCATCGTCGGCTTCTTCGGCGCGGTGATCATGCTCAGCTACATGAGCGAGATCCCGGTCAGCCAGTGGGCCACGGCGCTGCTGTTCGGGGTGATCAGCGCCTACTTCGGCCCGCCCATCATCGTGGCCTGGCTGGCACACGCCGGGCTGGCCTGGCTGCCGGCAGACGGATCGGTGGAAGGGCTGCTGGGCCTCGCGCTGGGCCTGTCCAGCATCCACATCGTGGGCGCCATTGCGGTGCTGGGGCGGCGCTTCTCACGCGACCCCACCGGCTTCATTGGCCGGCGCGGAGGTGACCAATGATCGTCAATCTGCTCATGCTGCTGATCTGCGCCACCACCCTGGTGGCGCTGTACTACGCCCTGTGCGCCATCGTGCGCATGTCGCCCGGTACCCGGGCGTCCATCCGCTTCGGCTTCATCGCCAAGGCCGGCGGGCTGGGCGTGGTTGTGGCCGCGGTGGCCGACTTCTTTCTGGGCGACCCCTACGCCTGGCCGTGGCTCATGCTGGCCGGCGTGGCGCTCTCCAACGCCGGCACCGCCTGCATCTACATGGCCAACCGCCGGCACTGCCGCTGTCCGGAATGCCCGGTGCGGCGCATCACCACGTTTGCTGAGCCGCGCGCGTGAGTGACAAGAACCTCCGGATGGAGGTGATCCTCGCTGCCATCGACAAGGCTACCGCGCCGATCAAGGCCGTTGCCAATGGCAGCAGGTTCATGGCGCAGACCATCCAGGCCTCTCGCGACCAGGTGAAGGGCCTGGAGGATGCGCAGCGCAAGTTCGCCGGGTTCCGTGGCGCCATCGACAGCGTCAAGGAATCCAGCGAGGCCTACAAGAAGGCCCGCGCGGCGGTCGGCGACTACCAGAGCAAGCTCGACGCGCACCGTCTGTCGCAGCAGGCCCTGTCCGGCAAGGTGCGTGCCGCGCGCGCAGAGATGGCCGGACTCCTCCAACAGATGAAGGCCAACGGCGGCGCCAGCGGAGACCTCAACGCCCGCTACGCGATCGCCAAGCAGCAACTGGAGAAGCTGGAAAAGTCCTACTCGGCATCGGACAGCACCATGCGGCGGTACCGCACCGGGCTGAAGGACGCGCAGGCCGAACTCAAGCGCGCGGAAACCGGCAAGAACAAGGCATCCGAAGCCGCCCGCAAGCACGCGGATGCACTCAAGGCAGCAGGGCTGCCAACGCGAGATCTCGCCCGCCACCAGGAAGAACTGGCCGCCAAGCTCGCACGGGCCACCGCCGCATATGAACGTCAGAAGACCGCCCTGCAGCGCCTCGTGGATCTCTCTGGGCGCTTCCGGAGCATGACCAGCGAAGTCGGCCGGCTTGCCCGCAATGTCTCAATGATGGGCATTGCAGCAGGCGGCAGCATCTTCGCTATCAGCAACTCGGCCGCATCGCTCGGCGACGAGGTCGCCAAGAAGGCCGACGCCCTTGGCCTGCCCATCGCCGCCTTGCAGGAACTGCGCTACGCCGCAGAACGCTCCGGTGTAAGCACCGAGAAGCTGGACGGCAGCATGCAGCGCTTCGTGCGCGGGCTGGGGCAGGCCGTGCAGGGCACCGGCAAGGCCAAGAAGGCCTATGAGGAACTGGGGCTCTCCGCCGCGCAGCTCACCAGCATGAGCCCGGAATCCGCCATGGGCGTGGTGGCGGACCGCCTCGGCAAGATCGGCAACCNCGCCTCGCGCGCCGCCTACGCCACCGCCATCTTCGGCGAGGCCGGTACCGACATGCTCAACATGCTGCGCGACGGCAGCGCCGGGCTGGAAAGCCTGCGGGCGCAGGCGCGGCTCACCGGCTATGTGCTGGGCGACGAAGCCGCCCGCAACGCCGAGGAATACAAGGACGCGCTGCTCGACGCCCAGCTAGCGGTCAAGGGCATGAAGAACACCGTGGGCGCCGCGCTCATGCCGGCGGTTACCGAACTGATGAAGTCCTTCTCCGGCTGGATGCGCGAACACCTGCCCATGGTGCAGTCCTTTGCCGCCACCTTGGGCAGCCGTCTCAGCGCCGCGGCGCCGCACATCGTGGGCCTGGCGCGCGGCTTTGCCGCCATGGCAGAAAACACCGGCGCCATCATCTCCCGAGTGGCCGCCATGGTGGGCGGGTTCGAGAACCTGGGCATGATTCTGGGCGCCGTGTTCGCCAGCAAGGCCATCTTCGCGGTGCTGGCCTTCGTGGCTGCTCTGTTCAAGGCCGGCGGGGCAATCTTCATGCTGGCCAAGGTGGCGCTGCCCATGGCGCTGGCCGGAATCAAGACCCTTACCCTGGCGCTCGTCGCCAACCCTATTGGCGCGGCCATCGCGGTGATTGCGGGCGGCGCCTTCCTGATCTATCGCAACTGGGATCGGGTGTCTGCCTTCTTCGCCGGCATCTGGACGGAGATCAAGCAGGCCTTCAGCGGCGGCGTCCTCGGCGTTGGCGCGCTGATCCTCAACTGGAGCCCGTTGGGCCTGTTCCATCAGGCGCTTTCCGGCGTGCTCGGCTGGTTCGGAATCGACCTGCCTGCCAAGTTCACGGACTTCGGCGGCATGCTGCTGGACGGGCTCATCAACGGCATCACCGGTGCGCTCGGTCGCGCGAAGGACGCCGTTACCAATGCTGGCGGCGCCGTCATCGGCTGGTTCAAGGACAAGCTCGGCATCAACTCACCGTCGCGCGTCTTCGCGGAACTCGGCGGCTTCACCATGGAAGGCCTTGCAGCAGGCCTGCAACGCACCGCGGCCGAACCGCTGGCCACCGTGGCAAAGACCGCCCGCACCCTGGTAGCCGCGGCCGGCGCCGGCCTGGCTGGTATCAGCGCCGCCGCGCCGCAACTGCCATTCGTGCCGCAAATGGTGGCCGTCACGCAAGCCATCGGCCAGCAGATCGGCGCCATGCCGACGCCTGATGCCGTGGCGCTGGACACCCGCCCGCCGCTTGCCGCATCCGCACAGCCGGGCCCCCAGCCAGCCATCAGCAACCACTTCGAGATCCACATCCACGCATCACCCGGCATGGACGAACAGGCCATTGCACGCCTTGTCACCGCCGAGCTCGAAAAGCACACCCGGCAGCAAGCGGCCCTCAGCCGCTCGCGCCTGACCGACCGCGAGTAGCCCCATGGACGTGAGCGACACCGCCACCGCGCGCGAAGAGATTGACCGCGCCATTGCCCTGCAGCAGCGCAAACCAGCCGGACCGACGCCAACCGGCTTCTGCCTGTTCTGTGACGCACCCCTCGACCAGGGCGAACGCTGGTGCGATACCGACTGCCGCGACGACTGGGAGGCCCGCAACCCATGATGATGTCGCTCGGGATGTTCGTCTTCCAGCTCAGCACCGTCCCATTCCAGGAATTTCAGCGCCAACTCGGATGGCGCCACCCGGCCACCGGCCGCGTAGGCGTCATGCCAGCGCACCAGTTCCTTGGGCAAGATGAGGAGACTGTCAGCCTAAACGGCGTGCTGCTGCCAGAAATCACCGGCGGGTGGCCAGATCTGGCCATCCTCGAAGATATGGCCAACCGCGGCAAGGCATGGCCGCTGATCGACGGTACCGGCATCCACTACGGCCTGTACGTCATAACCAGTCTCAACACCACGCACAGTCTGTTTTTCCCGGACGGCGCCGCGCGGCGCATCGAATTCGCGCTCACCCTCAAGCGCATCGACGACACCGCCACCGACATGCTCGCCGGCTACAACGACATCCAGCAATCCATGCCATGACCACGCGTGCAAGGCAGCCCGCATATAAGCTCACCGTCGCCGGGCAGGACATCACCACCGCCATCCGCGCACGGCTGATCGACCTCACCCTCACCGACAACCGCGGGTTCGAATCCGACCAGCTCGACCTCACCCTGGATGATTCTGACGGCGCGCTCGACATCCCCCCGCGCGGCGCCATCATCCGCCTTGCACTCGGCTGGGCGGGCGCCAGCCTGGAAGACAAGGGCACCTACACCGTCGACGAAGTCGAACACTCCGGCGCACCAGACCGCATCACCATCCGCGCCCGCAGTGCAGATCTGCGCGCCGGACTTTCAGAAAAGCGCGACCAGAGCTGGCACGCCACCACCATCGGCGGCATCGTCAAGACCATCGCCGGCCGCAACCGCCTGGCCGAAGTCATCGCCGACGAACTCGCCAGCAAGGCCATCGCCCACCTGGACCAAACCGACGAATCAGACGCCAACCTGCTCACCCGACTCGCACAAGACTTCGACGCCATCGCCACCGTCAAGGCCGGGCGCCTGCTCTTCACCCCGGCCGGGCAGGCCAGAACCGCCAGCGGCAAGCCCCTGCAGGGCGTGCTCATCACCCGCAGCAGCGGCGACTCGCACCGCTTCTCGGTGGCAGACCGCAATGGAGCCACCGCCGTCAAGGCCAACTGGTACGACGTGAACAACGGCATCCGCGACAGCGTCACCGTAGGGGCCGAAGAGACCGACGAAGACCCCGAAACCACAGAGCCCAGCACCCCCAACGTCAAGACCCTGCGCCACACCTACCCCAGCCGGCAAGCCGCCGCCCAGGCAGCCAAGGCAGAACTCCAACGCCTGCAGCGAGGTGTGGCGGATTTCTCCATCACCCTCGCCATCGGCCGGCCCGAGCTCATCCCGGAACTGCCCGCCATCGTCCGCGGCTTCAAACCCCAGATCGACCAGGCCAACTGGATCATCAGCCGCGTCACCCACCGCCTGGGCGACGCCGGGCTTACCACCTCGCTAGACCTCGAACTGCTCAACAAAGAGCAGTAGCGCCCTCAGCCGATAGGCTGATCCGGCTCGAACAGCCAGCACCGCACCGTGCCGTCCACCAAGGCGCTGTTCACCGCGGCGTTCGCCTTCACAAACCGCGGCGACTCGCTCAGCCGCAGCACCCGGCGCAGGTCCAGCACCGAAGGCACGCGCAGCTTGGCCTCGTCCGCCACCCTGGCGAAGTGCAGCAGGTTGATTGCCACCAGCAAGCCGCCCCGGCTGTGGTTCAGCTTCTCCAGCCCGATCAGCTCCACCGCCTCCCAGAACGTCTCCACCATTGCCGGCACCGTCTGCGGCGCCGCCGCGTAGCCAATCGCATCCAGCGCGGGCGGCTCAATGCCCAGAATCCGGCACGCGTGCTGCACCTGCTGGTGCAACAGCCCGCGCTTCTCCGGGTGGTGCTCGGCCTCCAGCTTATCGGCCAGCCGCATCAGCACGCCGTGGGCGGAAAGCTGCTGGCTGATGGAAGGGAGCGCGCGCGAGGTGATCTGTTGCGCTCTCTTCTCCACCTCAATGAAGTAGCGACGGACAAGACGCCCCTTCTCATTGTTCTCGACCATGGCGAGTTCCTTGGCCATGTCGATGGTGATGTGATAGTCGGTTCGTGGCCGCCCTCCTGAAGAGGGGTTTTCCATAAATTTATGGAAAACCCAGTCGTCGCCCTCGATGAATCCATATTTCTCGATGCGACCCTTAATCCAGTCTGAGAAGTCCTGCTTGCTTTCTACAAAGGCATGCAGATCTCGCGCGTTGCAGACCTGCCGCATTTCCCCCTGAATCTCGCCGGTGAACACCGGTACCAACTGCGTATTGTTCATCGCTACCTCGCCTTTCATTTCGAAACCCCATCAACGCCATCGCGCCACGCTGGGCACGGCGCATCTCGCGGGCCACGCTCATCACGGCGTCGCGCCCGGTGAAGTTGGTCCAGCGCATCAATTGAATCAGCTCGCGCTCGGGCCGGCTCACGCTCATGAACCCGGCCTTGAAGGCTTCTTCAGCCCGGATGTTGTAGGCACGGCGCCGATAGACGTTCTTCGCGCGGGTGGTAGTGGGAAACGGGATGACGGTGGCGGACTTGGCCATGATGGAACTCCTCTGAAGCGGTCTGTGTTTTCCGCCCCCCGCTGCTAAACGGGGTGGGCGGAACCGTGCGGGTTAGCAGACCAGTCAGAGGGCTGGCAGGCCTTGCGGCCTCCCGCACGGCCCGCCCATTGAAGGAGTTGAGGCCATGCTGCGGACGTAAAAAAACCGCGCAGATGCGGCGGTTCGTCCGCCTCTGATTCCAGGCTGCTAAACCCGGGCGCTGTTGTTTGCAGCGACGGGCAGAGCCTACGCCCCTGACCGCCCGTCCGTCAACCACCCCCACGCACCCCCAGCGCGCGGACTCGT